TTACAATGGCAGAACTCGAAGTAGCAGGCATTAAGTTTCGTGGCGGGAAGATCTTTTTAGTCTTAACTGCGTTAACAACTGCAGGTGGTGGGTTGTGGGGTGGTTTTGAATTTTACAAAGATTATCTAACGATGAAGGAACAGATACAAGAATATGTTGCACCTGATTTATCAGGGTTTGACAAGGAAATTGCACTTACGAAAAAAGAGATGGACAGTAAGACTGACCTAATACAAACCGAAGTAAATATGATCATGCAAGAGATGGAAATGATTATGTCGGAAATAAGATTAGTGTCTGATGTTGCTAATGAACTTAAAAATGACCTTCGTCAAGATGTAAGACGTATTGAAAAAGTTGTAAATGATGTTGAGCAGATGGTTAAAGAAGATTCGAGAGAAACCAGCTCGGAGTTAAGAGATACCACGAGGGACATGAAGGAAGACATGGAATTATTGTCGGATAAGTTGGAATCAGCCATGACTGCACTAGAAGAAAAGGTTGAGAAAAGAATAAAACTCGCATTAGAAAATCCTTTATCACAAATGTAAGATGGCTAAAACACCTTCCAACGAATACTTTACACCAGTCAAAAAAAGAACTAGTATAGGGCGTTCTTCACGCAGTAGGCCAAAGAATAAAAACAAAAGACGACAGTTTGTCAAATACAGGGGGCAAGGATGACCAAGTTATGTCCAAGAGGTAAAGCGGCGGCAAAGCGTAAATTTAAGGTTTATCCTAGCGCTTATGCAAATGCTTATGCTTCAAAAATATGTGCTGGAAAAATCAAAGATCCAAGCGGTACTAAAAGAAAAGATTTTAAAGGACCAAAACCAAAAGCCATGGGCGGCGTTATTAATTTTAACGATGTATCACAAAAAAGAAAAAAAGTTTCTGCAATGAATAAAGGTGGTATCGCTAGAGCTTGCGGTGCTGTTATGGAAGGTAAAAGAAAATCTACCTCATATAGTTAATGGCTAAAAGCGGACTCAAAAAATGGTTTGACCAAAAATGGGTCGATATTGGTTCAAAGAAAAAAGGAGGCGGACATAAACCTTGTGGAAGAAAATCTGCTTCTGGAAGCAAAAGAAAATACCCCAAATGTGTTCCAGCTTCAAAAGCTGCAAGTATGACTGAAAGTCAAAAAAGATCTGCAGTTAGTAGAAAAAGATCAAAAGCACAAGGGGTGGGAGGAAAACCAACAAATGTTAAAACAATCGTTAGAAGAGGAAGTAAAAAAAGACGTTAGAAAGTGGTCTGAGATTTATCTTGAAGTACCTAATGAACACCTAGGAGGTTTTCCTGCATGTCCTTTCGCTAAAAGCACGTGGAAATTAAACAAAGTTGTTGTTGGAGTAAAACCAAAACACAAGTGGTATAAATCACAATTAAATAAACACCTCAAAGAAATAAATTGGGATGAGAGTGATTTATTGATATTTTGTGACCCATACTATAATTACACTTTAGATGGTTTTCAGGATGCAATTGATGAGTACAATGAGTGGTATAATCGCAAAGATATTTTCTTTATGGGCTTTCACCCACACAACCCAGCAAACGAAGAAGAGCAAGAATTTTTGGTCACTCCAAATGGGAGCACCCCTATTATAGAGGACGCCTTAGACTACTCCATGATGTTGGCACAAAAGTTCTCGCAATTGCAAGAAGCATCTGATAAACTACATAAGATTGGTTACTATAAGTTGTGGCCAAAAGGATACTATCAAGACGTTGTGGTGTCCAGAGCAAAAACCTATAAACGAATATTCGGAGGTCGACATGATGGGTAAAAAGAAACAAGCCATGAAACGTGGTGGTAAAGTTAAAAAAGGAAAGAAAAAAGCTGTCAAAAAACGTGGCGGTGGCATGATGGAAATGATGGGCGGAGGCGCTATCAAACCAAAGAAAAAAATGGCCATGGGCATGATGGGCGGCGGTAAAGCCAAAAAGAAAGCTGTCAAAAAAAGAGGTGGCGGCATGATGGGTAAGAAAAAAAAGGTAAAGTAATTAATGCCAACTTACGCATCAACTGCTAGCTTTGATTTGACAATTGATCAAATTTGTCAAGAAGCTTATGAACGTTGTGGTTTGCAAATTCGTAATGGACATGATTTGCAAACTGCAAAACGTTCTCTTAACCTTATGCTTGCTGAATGGGCAAACAGAGGTATAAATTTATGGACAGTTAAAAAACAAGAAAAAGCATTAGCTGCTGACACAACAAATTTAACAGGAGCTAGTTTATTTGGTTCAGGAGCAAACGCACCAGAACAAATTGTAGACATCACAGATGTCATAATAAGAGATTCAAGTAACAATGATTATTCTACTACTGCAATTGCAAGAGCACAGTATTGGAACTATACAGTTAAAACGACCAGCGGAAGACCAACTCAATACTATTTTGAACGTACGATAAACCCAACACTATATCTATATCCTGCAGCAGATCAAGCTTACACTCTAATATATTATGCTTTGGTTCGTATGTCTGATTCGGGCGATTACACAAATAATTCTGAGATTCCTTTTCGATTTCTTCCATGTCTTGTAGCAGGTCTGGCTTATTACATATCTATGAAAAAAGCGCCAGAAAGAATGCAAGCCTTAAAACTTTTATATGAAGACGAATTTAAAAGAGCAGCAGATGAAGATGGATCAAGAACAAGTGTTTATCTTACACCTTCAACTTATTTCCCAACTGGTGGTGGATACTAATGCCAAAGTACGCAACAGGTAAATTTGCAAAAAGAATTTCTGATAGATCTGGTATGGCATTTCCATATAATGAGATGGTTAAAGAGTGGAATGGATCAACCGTTCACTATACAGAATTTGAGAGGAAGCATCCACAACTAGATCCGAAGTATCATCCAACAGATCCTCAATCTTTACAAAATGCAAAACCGCAGATTATAAGTGCAACTGTTGATTTAGGTATTAATATGATTGCAAGAAATATATTTGGTGTCGTAAAACAAACTATTTCGCAATTTAATCCAATACCTGCACCAGGTGCTTTTGAAACTGTAATCGTAAATACGATGCAACCCGAGGAAAGCAATCAGGAAGTTAAAATAAATAGTTTTGTAGGAAGGGTTACGGTAAGTATATCATGACAACTTTTACAGAATTACAAACACAAATTAGAGATTATACAGAAACAACAAGTGATGTTCTTTCAGACGTAATTGTAAACGATTTTATAGAGCACGCAGAAAATAGAATTTTTAGAGAAACTGATTTAGATATTTTTAGATCTTATCAAGTAGCAGCTTTGACGATAGGTAATCCTTTTGTAGCTTTGCCTGGCGAAAATATTAATCAAACTGCATTTGTTAGATCTGCACAAATTTATACAGCAGGAGCAACGCCAATTAGAGAATATTTGATACAAAAAGACATATCATTTATGAATGAATATTGGCCAAACAGGGACACCACAGGTAAACCTAAATACTACGCAAATTGGGATCAGGATAGGTTATATGTTGCGCCCACTCCAAATTCAGCTTATAATATCGAATTAGCTTTGAACAAGCAACCAACAGGTTTGTCTTCAAACAATACCTCAACATGGTTGAGTACAAATGCTCCAAAAGTATTGCTTTATGCAACATTAGTAGAAGCATTTAGATTTTTGAAAGGTCCAGACAACATGTTGCAATACTATGAACAAGGCTATCAACAAGCATTACAAGGCTTGCAACTTGAACAACAAGGCAGAAGAAGACGAGATGAATTTTATGATGGAGTTCTTCGTTTTCCTCTTGACTCAAAACAACCATAAGGAGAAAATAACATGGCAATATCATCAGCTATATGCAACACTTTCAAAGGTGAAGTTTTGGAAGGAAAGCATAATTTTTCGTCAGGTAGTGGTCACACATTTAAAATTGCTTTGTACACATCGTCTGCAAGTTTAGGTGCGTCTACAGCTGACTATAGTACGTCTAACGAAATATCAAATACATCAGGATCTGCTTATACCGCAGGAGGTAAAGCACTAACTAACAATGGAGTAACAAGCTCATCTGGAGCATCAACAGCTTTTGTTGATTTCGC